ATAGTGGTATTTGCATCATAATCCCTTTCGATAATCATTTCTATAAAATGAATTGCTTTTAATAAATCTTTTTTTTTTCCTTTTTGAGGATGTCTACAAATATATTTTATGGCACATCCTTCTGGAAATAACATTTTGTTTTCTATTACAAATTTACTTGGCTGTATTTTAAAACCTTGGTAGTGATTTCCCGCTACTTGTTTGTCGTATGCACTCATAAAAACCATCCTATTGTTATTGCACATGTTATAAAAACAGCTACACTAAACTCAGCTGTCATCCTCATATTTACGCAGTAACTACATTCACACATTATAATATATATCCTTTCTCGTATTTTTTGGGTTCAACAATATGTAAGTTTTCTTTTGTTCTAGTTGCCCCTACATAAAACAATCTATTTTCGTCATCTGGATTTCTTTCATAACTTCTCATTGTGTTGTGTGTTAAGTCTGTCATCAATACAACATTAGTTGCTTCCCCACCTTTTGCTGCGTGTATAGTTGATAATTCTATTCTAGGTTTTTTATTTAATTTTTCACCATTCTTTCTCATCTTACGTAAATATTCTACTCTAGTTTGTCCTGCATTGTCAAATGCTTCAAACCAAACTGTTTTAATTTGAAGACCGTAGTCATTAACTAATTGATCTATGTTATAGAAAGACCCCTTAGCCATACCTTTAATTTTTTTCTTATGCCAATGTTTATCACTTATGTACTTAGATATACTTTCTACTTGTTTGTATGATAATGGTTGACCTTTTAATGCACTTTCCCAGGCAGTAGCTGCTTCATGTAAATCTTGTTCATTACTTCTTTTATATCTATTATTATAATATAATCCTTGTCTGTATAAAGATTCTTCTATGTCATTTAACATTTGTCTAGTTCTACTCAGAACTAACCAGTCTCCTGATCTCATGTCTATACTATCAATATCAAAATGTCTTTGTAGTGTACCTTCGTTTGTTTTTGGTTTCCAATTCTTAGGTATTCTATTTGTAATTTTATTTATAATACTCATAGCTAATTTGTGTACCTTAGCTGGAATACGATGTGATTGTTCTAACGGCCAATGAGTTCCTTTTAAATTTATAAAAGAATCCACATCTGCACCAGCCCATCTAAAAATAGCTTGGTCATCATCACCTGCAATATAAGCATTTTCTGTTTTATTCCATATAGTTTTTGCCATGTCCCATTGCATTAGAGATAAATCTTGTGCTTCATCTATAAACACTACATCAAATTTTGGTGATAGGTCTGACTTAGTAAAGTCTAAGATCATGTCATTAAAATCTATTAAGTTATATTCTTTTTTATAACGTTTAAGTTCGTTAGCTATAATTCTAAGTTGATCTCTTTCTAAGTCTTGTGTGTGTTCAGCTAAATCAAACTGCTGTTCTGGTGTTATGTTTCTAAGTTGTGCTAACTGTATAATTCTAAGGTACTCACTGTCGGAAGTAAAAATACCACCTTGGTCCTCTTGATAATCTGCGTAAGTAACTGGAAACCCTAACTTGCTTCCAAGATCTTTGTAATGTCTTGACTGCATAACTTGATCTTTTTTCAATCCTAATTTTCTAAAGGCTAGTGAATGTAGTGTTCTAAAATATGGAAGATCATCTTCAGTTAAATTTAATTTTTTTATTGCTTCATCTCTAGCATGATTGGCAGCTTTTTGTGTAAAAGCAAAGTAACCAATTTTATCTGGGTCTGTGTTTTTTAAATAAGAATCTACTTTATCTAACAGAGTTGTAGTCTTACCCGTACCTGGTGGACCTAATACTATTGTTCTCATTAGAAATGATCCTTTGGTTTTAATTCTTTTTGATTGTAGTCATCCTCTTTTTTATCAAACTGTTTAACTACAAATACAGATATTCTTTCTTTACCAATACGTTTGTCATCACAACTGCAGGCTTCTTTTAGCATCTGTGCTGTACGTTGATAGTTTATGTCCCAACGTTTTCTAATTAAAAATTGATTGTAGAATCTGTCAAACACAAAATGATGTAAACCTTCATTAGTCCACACACCACCTTTTTTAAGATCATTTTTATCTGTAGATACTTGTCTGTTTAGACAATACTCTTCTAAGTGATTTTGTAATTGATCCTGAGTTGTTACACCTTCCGGTGCTTCCACAGGTTCGTGATTCTTCATCAGTGGATTTATAATCATGTCCCAGTCTTTAGGCTTAACTGTTGGTGGTTTAAAATCTAGCTGTTCCATACATGCTTCTTGGAATAAACTTTGTTGTTTTAAAAACTTAACATTCTCTAAATGTAATCTCTCTCCATCTACATTAAGATAGTAATAAGGTTTCTCTAACTTAATTTTTTGTAAGTCAGATAGTAATGGAAATACAATCTCTTCACCTATTCCATACTTTCTAGTTCTACATAATTTTTTATCACATAAGTTACACATAGGTACGTCATTACATTTGTAACCCCATTCTTTTTTTTCATGCTGTCTTTTAATAATATCTACTTCGGACTCACTTAACGGTGTAGTTGATGCTTCTATATTAAACATAGTCATCTTACTTTTCCATTCTGCAGGCCACTTCTGTTTAGCGTACACACCAAAATGAAACATAGAATTATTTCTACCACCTTCGGGTATTTTATTTAATGCCATAAGTTCTATACATGGCGGTGCATCATCGTAGTCAGACTTAGGTCTTTCTATTTTAATTTTTGTAATGTCTTTTTGTTTGACGTAATCATACAACTCATAAAACTCTGATACAGTTGCTGCATTGCCGTCACCCTTAAACGCATATCTAGTTGATTGATCGCCATTAAAATAAGGTAAATTTAAAAAATTACCTGTATCATCGGATGATTTTAATTGTATTTGTTTTGGAAAAACTTCTGAACCACCATAACCTAATAGTGTTTTTATTTCTGTTAACTTATCTCTCATGCTTTCTGCTGCTACGGGTTCTTCTGAAAAAAGAAACACATGAGCACCACCGCTCTTAGACCTACACACTATGAGTGGTAGTTTAAATAATTGTATCTTGTCTATTAATTTTTTGTGATCAAACCCTGCGTATGAGTCTATGTCTACACATCCCCATATACATTGGTTATCTTCGTTAATTGGTATAATACCTAAACTTTGTGTACCATTTAAATGCATAGTCCACAGTTCCGTGGTCACTGGTTGACGTACAACAAATGACTGACCTTTTAATTTGACACCATTCTCAACAGGTGCACTTACTTTAGTACAACCATGAGCACGTTCCAATCCCTTAAATATTTTTTCAAACATAAATTTTAATAGGCGCTTCTACTCTCGCTTCCACGCCTACTCCTAGGATTTTATTTAGTATGGTGAATCTGTTTTTGATTCGTCTGATCCGTGTTTAACTTGCACATCACCTTTGTCAACTTGTTCAGCAAAAGATTTTGCAATTCCATAAACACCTTGATCTTCAACCGGACCAACCTTAGATACTTCCCAACCAAACCATGTTCCTTTGTCATTTGACATTTGAACAGTTTTTAGATTGTAAATGTGGCTGTATGTTGGCGGCGTAAACAAACCAGTTTTACCTTGCAATTTAATTCCCATCATAATGGAATTCCATTTACGACTAATTTTTAGTTGAGTCGCTTTCATAGAAATTAAAGCAGTTTGTGGTGAATCACCTAACACTACTACATAATGATTTGCAGTGTTGTCAAGATAGTTACCATTTGGTAATCTGTCTTTGTAGGATTTATCACGAGTAGTTTGACTCATAATATCAGAACTAGCATCGTGTATTGCAACCGGTGCTCCAGTTCCTGCTCCTCTGTCTTGCCATTCTATTAATTTTCTTTCATAGAATACTGGCAGTACATTTATTCCTTTAGTTCCATCATAAAGTTCATTTGTGACACTGTTAATAATCATGCCTGGTTCAGCATCCTTAACGTATCTTGCATGTACTTTATTTACTTCAGGAGATAGTTGTCCTAATACTTTCAGAAATGGTAATGCAAGATCTTCTTGCGTCATATTCTGAGAGCCTTTGTCTGCATCAGCTTCAAACATATTGACTGCTAACGCACCTTCTTCTTTTTTTACTACTTGGTTCATGTTTATTGTTTCCTTTTTATTGTTGTTTTATTTCCAATAAATATATTGAAAATTTCCGTTGGCATTTCTTTTCCTGCCTCTATACGCTCACGGACTAACGCCTTGAGAGTCATAGGTTCAACTTTCAACTTTTGTTGAGGTTGATAACCTTGACCCTCTGCAAGAGCAGCATAATCAGCTGCCTTGTTATCCTCGTTTCTCCCAAAGGACACGGATATCTCATTTTTGATTATATCCCCTAGGTTATTTTCACGAAGCCATCCAAACGCTGCCTCTCTATTTGCAATAGAAATGCTTGCGCTGTAATTTGGTTTTACATCTACTGAAGATCCATCCATAAGTTTAAGATGAGACAAACCCATCTCAGACATCATAGTCGGAATAACTTCTGCAGATAAATGATCTATTTGTTTTTTTGTATTTTTTAAATTATCTTCTTGTAGTTCAAATTTTTTTTGTAACTCTTCTAATTTTTCTACTTGATCTGCAAGTGATTGTATATTGCCAGTCTTTCTTATAACTTTTTGTTGGTCTTCTTCAAAATCAATACTGTTGGTTAAATAATTTGGGTCTACAGTTATTTTATTACTCATCTATTTTTCCTTTCTCGTATAGGTTAATTTCAATAGGATAATATTGTCTTTCTTGTTTATCCCATTTAAGTAGATTGTATCTACCATTTGTCATGTCAGAAACTATAGAACATGCAACACCTATAATAGCAGGATCACCGGTTAATAATAAATAATCTTCTGTCGTAAAATTTTTTAATGCTTTTCTAAGTTTAAAAATTAACGGACCAGGAGAAAATATTATTTGTGAAAATTCTGGTAGTAAAAATTCAAACT